TGGGCTTCACGTTGTTGTTGGGCCTCACGTTGTTGTTACCAGTTCCACTGTTGGTAGTATTGGGCTTCACGTTGTTGGGCTTCACGTTGTTGGGCTTCACATTGTTTGGCTTCACGTTAGGGGGTCGCGGTGGACCTGGCGTCGGGGGGAGTGGGGGTATTGGCACGACCGTGCGTCCTTTTAAGAAATTTGGTGTTCCACTCGGTGGTCCCCCGACCGGTGGGCCACCAGCACTACCCGATTTTTGCTGTAAAAATGCAGGAGTTGTTATAGGCGGGGGTCGATTAGGGGGTCTAGGGAAAAATGGCACCTTCGCGTCACTTTTTATATTCTTCGATGTTAAACCTCGATTACTCATAAATCTCACGCGTTTTGTGGTCGCTTCAATTAATTCCTTTTTCGTCATGTTATCCGCGTTCTCTACACCAACCTTGTTGGCTATCCGAAGAAGTTCTTCTCTCTTAGTTTTCGGATCAAATAATAGGTCATAATTTCTGTTACCTAATATAACCTTAACCTGTTCAGGTGCAACTTTCACTGCTGTACTTTGTACTGCTGTACTTTGTACTGCTGTACTTTGTACTGCTGTGGGGGTCTTTTTCACTGCTGTGGGTTCTTTGAAAAACGATCTCATCAAAACAACTTTCGCTGCTGTACTTTGTACTGCTGCGGGACGTTGTTGTGTAATTCTTTTCACTGCTGTGACTGGAGACGATCTAGAAGTTTGTTTTCTACCAAGTTTGATGGGTTCTGATATATTCAAAAACTGAAGACGTTTTAGAATTGTATCAGTGAGTTGCTTCTTAGTCAACGCCTCAACCTTCTTGATATTGATCTTTTCAGCTAAATTCTTTAAGACTATTCTACTCGAAGATGTATCAAACAATTTCTCATAATCATTCGAATCAAATGGTGATTTCTTATCCAGTAGATATGTTCTATCTGGGGTAAGAATAAGGGGTGGCAACAGCAATTTTCCTTCCTGGATATTGGTGTATGCTTCACAAATCTTCTTTTTTGTTAGTTTGGTTGTTTTCCCGGTTCTGATTTTAACCACATTCCGGAGAACTTTAACGCTCGTGCTCTTTTTACACGGGTCTGTCATATATTTTAAACTAACAAAAAAAAGTGATTAAGTAGTCAGATATCCTCTGTTAAATAATTGAACTTTTTCTTCATAACTCATATTGAAATCGAATACATCAGTATCTTCAACGTTGATCTCAAGTACTTCTATTGGTGTGTCATAAGTCACCCGATTAGAAAGCGCTGAACGCACGAGGGTTTCAACAAACTGTTTTGGTGTTTGTATATCTTCTTGATACTGTCGATTCATCATAATTTTAATACACGTAACTTCGTGTGGTTTTTTATCAAAAAATGGTGTCAATGGAAATTCCTCTTTCATACCTCCATCGACGTAGGTTTGACCTTCGTACTTACCACATGCAAATATGAAAGGTACCGCCATACTCATACACACGGCATCAATAACATTCATATCTGGATGCGTATCCTTTGAAAAATACACAGTTTCTGATGTATTCATACAAAATGCCGAGATGTATATCTTCATATCGACTTCTTTGAATGTAGGGTCATAACCACATATTTCCACTAGCTTTTTACGGATAGGAGCCATATCAACAAATCCAAATTTGTTAAAAAAGGAGCCCAAACGTATCTTAACAAAATTGGGGATATTAATGGATAATGACGTGGTTAGAATTTCATCTACTGACATCCCCATAGCCAAAAATAAAGTTAATATTGCGCCGGCGGAAGACCCTGAAATTTCCTTGACATTGACAAGTTGAGACTCTCGCATTTTTAGGGCGCCAATCAATGAAAATAGTCCCATTGACGCTGGTCCCAGAATAAGGTACTTCATATCCCTATCTAATAGAACTGAGGAAATTGGCGACGCAATATCGCAAACACCAAGGCGTACACAACGGTGTGCGTTAACACCGATTGTATGCTCGTCTGACCAGAGGCGAAGAGACCTCCTGATTTGGCTGGAATTGTGAGCAGGAGACCGGGGCTTAGTAAGATGAACAGAGCCGTTGTAACGAGTAGATCTGTCTTGGTGAGTACGATACCCATTGTTTTGGCAATTAGGCTGTATACTAGAAAGAACACGAGAGCGTGGAAAAATACGGGCAGTTGACCAGTTTTCCTGTTCATGAAAGATAGTTTTGAGCCGTCGGTGGTCAGAAGAAGACCTGGGCTGAGTGATAAAAAAAGAGCAGCAGGGATCGCAACTTTTTGCGATGTGATATCCGGTAACATTTAATATATACGCATATAATTTTTAGCAAAATCAACGAAATGGTCGATGGTAACACCTCGCATCATCTCCTCATGGAGTCCATTATCATTTATGATGCGCCTGAGACTTTTCCATACATGATTGAGAATCATCTCTTCTTGATAGTCACATGTGATCCCTTCCCGGGGAGAGTCGTGTTCCTCATAACAAAACTCGACAAAGTCGCAAAATGTCCCCGTGTGTTCAATGTGTGCATCGTATAGGAGTGTCCTGATAGTATTCCACATGTACTGTAATTCATCTGAGTATTCGACTTCCCAGTCTTCGATATTCAGAGGAGTGTGTTCATTATTGAACCCCTCGTCATCACTGACGTCGGGATCAAATCCGTTAGTGGCTTCGTATACATATTGGCTCCAAACCATGGTTAGTTACTTATCTTCTTTCTCGGGCTTATCTTTTAAACCGGTTAATGAGAGAGAAGTTGATTCTTTTACTTTAAGACCATCTTTAATGGCATTTAAGGCTCCTTCAACCTTTGCTTCGTCGCCACCGAAAAATTTCAAGAGTCCATCTTTGATAGCATTTTTATTGATACTACCCGTACGAACAGATTTACGAAGGCTGATTTTACCTTTCCTGAGGTTAATGGTATCAATACCCTGTTCAACCATGTGTTTCTTCACATTCTCCTTGAGACGCTTCTCTTCTTGATTGAGGATTTTGATATCAGCTTTCGCTTCAGAAAGTTGTTTGGAAAGTTCGACAAGCTTGGAAACGTTACCTGAAAGGTCAGTTCCAACCGAAGTCATATGTTATTTCTACAGTTTAATCTTTAAGCACACAAACTGCGCTGCATGAGATCGGGGACGATGGTGGAGTTGTTCCACACGAAGGGATCCTTAGCGTTGGGGGGGTCCGCGCGGATCTGCTGGTTGGCGTTACGGAGGGCACCACCGACAGTCTCGGGGAAACCAACCTGGGCACGGGGCTCAAGGAAGTTTTGACCCTTGAGGATGTCTTCTGGGGCAAACTGACCGAAATCTTCCTCGGAAGCAACCTCACGGGGGAGGAGAGAGGAGGCGAGGCCGGTACCCTTCTGCATACCACCGTTCACGGGTGCAGCAGATGGCCCGATGGCCGAACCACTACCCAAGCCGACATACTCACGCTCATTGATGGAGTAGTCGGAAGTCTTGTTAAGGGTAGTGAGTAAGTAGACAACAACGGCAATAGCTACGAGGGTAAGTATCTTAGACTGGTGACGCTTAATCATATTAGCGATCATCTTTATATATTAGTAACAAATTTTTTTTATTCGTCATCGACAAATGCATATTCGTCTGGGTATGTATCGATGATTGGCTCTGGGTGAAGCCTGACCTGAACAAGATTCCATGTGCAAGCGAATGACTTCTTGGCGAACCAAAGTTCAGAAAATTCGAGAATCACATCACACGACTTATCCTTCTGGAGAGTTTCAAAATCCACAGCCTCCTGTTGAGAATTGAAAATCTTGGTGACATCGATACGATCGCATCTCAACTGGTTATCCGATGCACTATGTGTATAAGCTCCCCTGATAACATCTTCGGATAACTCCTTACCAAACCAATCAACCGCATTCTCTTGAGCGGCTGTAACATTTTCAGAATCGATTACTCTGATCTTATCAGCATTCACCTCAGATACGAGGTCAATAAGAATGTCATCGGAAATGTCCGAGATTTTAACACCATTCAACTGAACGAAAACCTTACGCTTATTATCATTACGAACTTTTACAGATCGGAGGCCATCTTCACCTTTGGTGAGGGTATCGAAAATCATTTATACTCTATTTGTGTTTCATTTCTTTAACCCAACAAATGGTATATTAGATGCCTTGTCGAGAATTGATTTAGATAACCAGTCATTTCTGTCCCCCCTGTACCCATACAATGTCTTCTTGATATTGAGACTTTTATTGAACTTTTGCGCATTCTTTGGCCTGTAATTTTGTTCATTTTTCACATATGACTTATTAGTGATAGTTTTCCATTTGAGTGTCTCCACATTGAAACGTTTGTTCCCTGATGATTTTTCGTAATTGTTTCCAACTTTTGTGCCCTGGATAACTGTCTTAATACCATGTACCATCTGCTTAGATAAACGTTCCTTTAGGGGTTCTGTTGTAAATTTACTGTAGTTTCGCGGGTTAACACCGGATGCTTTCTTGATATTAACATTTCCAGATTTGATGCGCACTGTGGGTACCTTTTTGATCTTGTTACGAACCTTTTTGAATATATCATCAATAGAATCACTCTGTTTCACGCTCTTATTAAACATTTTTCCAAGTTTTATGAGACGTTGGCGATCCTTTTCTTTCTTTTCTGGTCGCAACTTGAGTTTATGCATGAGATAAATGTCCCCAATCAAGAACTCTTTACTCGCGACAAAAATCTTATTGTTTACGATCATCTTTCCGGTACTGGCATTACGGTATGTAATCCCCTTCTTCCGCGTTAAAGCGACATCTGAACCAAACTCATCTGGGCGCATGAATGGAATGTCTAAGATACCACCCATCGTGAAATCTTGAATTTTACCAGTTTTTGGTGACAAATACCTAATATTGAGATCCAACGCGAATAACTCTACATCGATAAAAACGTCACCTTTCCCTGGGTCGTTATCCCCCCTAGTTTTCTTTTTCTTGATGAGTGTGTACCTCCTGGTAACGTACGGCCCCTTGTTTTTGAATCCCACACCAAGGAACTTTGTCAACTTACCTTTCTGAGCCAATATACGGTTTTTAATTCGTGTATTTAAGCGACTGGATATTTCCCCAAGTTTATTCCATAAGAGTAGTTTCAAAGCCTGGAGTTTCCCAAAGTATTTCGCATTCGTTTTCATGTGAGGGACAAATTTCGCATCGATGTCACTCGTGACTATACGATCTTTGAATTCTACATACATATTGAAAGCTTCTCCACCACTTATGATGAGATCACCAGACGATTTGAGAAATTCCGTCAGTTCTCCAGTTGTTTGAAGGATGATATCACGGATAGAATCTGTGACAAAAACATAAATCATCTTCTCAAACCCTTTGTCAGGATATGTACTGTGGACACGGTCCCTGAACTTCCTCAAATCTCTCTGTTCATTACGATCGAAATATTTTTTGAGTTTTGAATCTTTGAAAAGTAAATTATCATTCATGAATTTTTCAATGGTCTCTTTTGGGTAAATCTTTTCATCCATTATTATATTGTGATATATTATTATGGACTGTGGCATTATAGACGAATGTAGATGCTACATGTACGAAGGTACGAAGAAGCAATTCTGTGGTGCGAGGAGGGGACCCAATATTTCTCCATGCCCGAGCGCGTGCTGTGCTGGTGGATGTTCTGGACAACCTTTCCGAATTATAAAGAGGCCCAGTCTTAATAAGAAAAAGGACTCTATGTTCTTTACCCGTGATTACCTGTTCGGTTTCTTTACGATAATTACATTATTCTTTCTCGTATTCCATGACTTAAAGATTAAGTGAGTAAGATAGATATAATGTCTCTTGAAACCATTCAAACCGATATCGTTGCTCTTCGTTCCGAGGTGAAGACCCTCACCAAGCTTATCCGTAAGATCAAGAACACCCAAGAAGATCCCGATGGTGAAAAGGCGAAGAAGCGTGCAGAGAACAATGGATTTAACCGAAAGCAGGAAATCACGCCTAAGTTGCGGGAATTCCTTGCTCTCCCAGGTGAGGAGCTCATTTCCCGTTCAGAGGTGACCAAGTTCATCAACAAGTACATCCTCGAAAAGGGTCTCAAGCATCCCGAGAACGGTCGCCAGATCATCCTCGACGAGACACTTCGGGTTCTTCTCGCACCCCCAGCTGACGTTGTGGTAACTTACCTCAACCTCCAAAAGTACCTTTCCCCTCACTACATCAAGAAGGAAAAGGCTTAAAAAAATAAAACATATCAATAATAAACAAGATGGTTACTTTCGTTACGAAAGAACAAACCGAGCAACTTGTTGGTACAAAGATCAAAAATCTTGATTTGTACCAAAAGGCTTTTACACATAAATCCGCACTAAAAGAGTATGAACAATTTACTGAATCATTTGAAACACTGGAATTTATTGGTGACTCGGTCCTCGGGTTTGTCATCACTAAGTTTTTGTTTGATCGGTATGAAAGTCGTCAAGAAGGTTTCCTCACGAAAGCTCGTACAAAGCTCGTTCGTGGTGAAACACTAGCTAGTATAGCCAAAACGATGGGACTACAAGCATTGGTTATCATGGATGAAAAAGGTATGCGAAATGGATGGAATAACAATCCAAAGATATTGGAAGATGTTTTTGAGGCGCTGATCGGAGCTCTTTACATGGATCTCGGTCTCCTCCATGCCAAAGAATTCATACTCCGGATTTATACAGACCCAGATATGATTGACTTGAATTCTATAATGATTGATGATAACTTTAAGGATCATCTCATGCGCCATTGTCAAGTGAACAATCATCAACTCCCCGAATACCGTGTCGCTGGTCACCAAGATGGTATTTTTTACATTGATGTATATATTGATAATCAGTATGTAAGTCGAGGTACTGCAAAGAGTAAAAAACACGCCGAACAAGAAGCTGCGAAACACTTTTTTCAGAGAATAGAACACTTTAAAAGACAGGGTCTAGCTTAAAAGATTAGATTCAGTACTATTTAAGATGCACCCCAATGTAAAAGCCCTTCTGGAAATTGAGTTCGCTGCACAGAAGTCTGAAGAATGGCTTGCTCTCCGTGGAAATATGTTGACCGCATCAGATGCAGCCACAGCCATTGGTGTGAACAAATATGAGACACCCGCGGAACTCTTACTAAAAAAATGTGGACTCGGTGAAAAGTTTACCGGTAACGCAGCTACACGACACGGTGAGAAGTATGAGGATGAGGCGCGCATCCTATATGAAGAACGACACAATGAAGTTGTCCATGAACTCGGTCTATGTCCCCACCCCGTACATAAATGGCTCGGTGGGAGTCCTGATGGTGTATCCGAGTCTGGAAAACTTGTGGAGATTAAATGCCCTCCTATGCGACAGATTGTACCTGGGGAAGTACCCATTCATTATATGCCCCAGCTTCAGTTATGTATGGAGATTTTAGACTTGGAAGAGGCAGACTTCATACAATACAAGCCAGCTGAGACCAACTGGCCTAAACCGGAAGAATTTGATGTTGTAAATGTTAAACGGGACCCTGAATGGTGGAAAACCAATTTCCCAATTATGAAGGAATTTTGGGAAAAAGTTCTCTATTTCCGGGAACATATCGATGAACTCCCACCACCTAAGTTGAAGAAGACTCGTAAGAAAAAGGAACTTGAACCAGTTGTCTGTGAAATAGAAGTACTTTCCGACGAAGATTTCTATCACGATGATTGAAGATCAATACACCTTGGCAACAAGGACCCTAAATGGTCGTCTATTCTCACCATACCAAAAGGAGGGTGTATTGTGGATGCTCAACATGGAAAATCAGGAATCGGGACCCAAGGGTGGGTTTCTGTGCGACGAAATGGGTCTGGGTAAGACCGTGCAGCTTATTTCCACAATGCTTGGAAATCCGAAACAACGCACACTCATCATCGTACCCAAATCTATTATCACACAATGGCATGAAGAAATTGGAAAGTTTGCACCCAATTTATCTGTGAACGTGTATGACGGACCAGATAGAAAGATCAATCACTCGTGTAACATCACGATCGCACCTTACACCGTTCTCACTGTAAAGGGTGCCGAGGATGGTGGTGTAACACCCATACACCATGTGCAGTGGGACCGAGTCATCTTGGATGAAGCACACGAAATACGAAACAAATCTTCAAAACTGTTCAAGAGTGTGTGTCGTCTACACTCGACTATCAAGTGGATTGTCACGGGTACACCTGTATTTAACTCAATGAACGATTTTGTATCCCTTTGTGTATTCTTTGGTTTTGACAAATCAAGTGTTCAGGCCATGACCAAAGATATCAAAGATATTTACATTCTGCGAAGAACCAAAGAAGATCTCGCACAAATCAGTGAACGCCTACGATTACCACCGTGTCACTTTGAAAATGTTGAAATTGATATGCTTCCAGAAGAAAAGGCACTCTACGAATACGTTTTTTTGGAGGCACAGGATGTTATCAAAGACGTTTTCAAAGATACAGTGAGTTTGAATTCCAAAAACATGGTCATTTTGGAGTGTCTTCTACGCACTCGACAATGTATGATTTGGCCACAAATGTATCTCGATGGGGTGGCTTCTAAAAACGGTGTTTCACCAACGAAATGGACAGGACGTTCGAAGAAGATGGAGACCCTATTCAGTTTGATTGACGAGCACCCAAAGGAAAAGAGTCTCATATTCTGTCAATTCCGTGGTGAAATGAATCATATTCAGAAAACCTTAAAATGTCCAGTTTTCAGAATCGATGGGTCAGTTTCGAGAGATGACAGGGTTAACCAAATTAATGCGTTTAAACGTGCACCACCAGGAGCTGTTTTTATTATTCAGATCAAAAGTGGTGGCCAGGGTCTCAATCTCCAGGAGGCTACGAGAGTATACATTACCGCACCCGCATGGAATCCAGCCACCGAAATTCAGGCTATTGGTCGGAGTCATCGCACAGGACAAAATTATCCAGTTTTTGTAAAAAAACTGGTATACAAAGAATGTCCACGGTTTGTTAGCGTTGAAGAAGAAATGATGGCGCTTCAGGGCCATAAATCATTGGTTTGTTCTCAAGTCCTGAATGACGAACGGGTTAAAACACAAATTCCCGTGAATCGAATTACTGATAAAATTTCCATATTGGATATCAAAAAAATTTTCAGAGCATAAGATAAATGACTGTTGGTTCTCGTGCAGAAGTATTCCATGGTAACGCTACCCAAACCAGTGGTGGTCTCGTCAAAAAGGACCTCAAGATGAAGGATGGGCGTATTATCTCCAAGGCGGCGAGCAAGGCTTCGAAGAAGTCTTACAAGACCACCGCATTCAAGGCGTTTGTCGATGCGGCGAAGGCGAAATCCAAGGATGGTAAGTTCCACCGTGTTCCCAAGGAGGGAACCAAGGCGTACGATAAACTTCTCAAGCAGTAAAAAATCTATGTACTAATTAAGAATGACCATAGCGTTATGGAACCACTCTGTTAAGAAGGCGAAAGATCGATTAAATATGGATCGGTCTGCGTTTGTGCGGATACAGGGGAAATTACTGAAAGAAGCCCAGGGAATTTACCATATATTGTTAACTAAACCCATACGTCGTGTGAAATCTAAGAAGTCTAAAAAATAAATGTAATAAAAAATGTCAGTAAATACTAAATGGCTCCAGCCAAAAAGGCGAAAGCTGGATCTTTTATGAATAAGATGAAAAAGCAGGGAGCTGCGATGGCCAAGCAAGCACAATCTCAAGGTCAAGCTATGGCAGCCAAAGCCAAGGCTCAGGGCCCTGGTATGATGGCACAAATCCAAGCCAAGGCGAAGGCTGCAGCTAATCAAGCCAAGGCTCAGGGCCCTGGTATGATGGCACAACTCCAAGCCAAGGCGAAGGCTGCAGCTAACCAAGCCAAGGCTGCTGCTCCCGGTATGATGGCTCAGGTCAAGGCTGCAGCTAACCAAGCCAAGGCTGCTGCACCTGGTATGATGGCTCAAGCTAAGGGTGTAGTTAATAAAGCCAAGGCTGCTGCACCTGGTATGATGGCTCAAGCTAAGGGGAATGTTAAGAACAACAAGACTGCTGCTGCTCCCGGTGCGGTTGTTAACAAGGGGAATGTTAAGAACAACAAGGGGAAGATTGTCAATGTGATGAAAGGATCTAACATTCGAGCTAGATATAAAGGTAGGGCGATAGCCGATAAAGTTCAAGCTGGTGGTCGGAAGATGGCGGAAAATACGACTACGCAAACCCTAACAGCGATAGACAAGGGTCGTAACATGGCGAGAACAGCACATCGTCAAGCTATGAATATGGCTCAACAAGCTCATAATCAAGCACTCGCGAAAGCTCGTCAGGCTGCACAAGCAGATGGCTTACAGTTTGGTGGTGGTGGGATGTTCGGAGGAGGCGGAGGAGGAGGAGGACAACTCGGGCAACTGCTCGCAGAGCCAGGCATGGGTGGGGGGGCGCCCATGAATTACATGGACACCCAAGGCCGTCGTATTATGGAGGGACCCAACGGTGGTGCATTTGTAAACATGCCCGGTGGCACCAGAAATTACAGACCCAATGCGGCTTTTAGGAACCAGGTGGGAAGTGGGATGGTAACACCTGTCAGTGGTCAAGGTGGTCTCCCCCAAAATCTCCGATATTAAATAAGAAATTGGAAACCTTTTAAATTTTGAGGCTCATATACGATGAGTTGATGAAGTTTCCAAGTACACCCGAACTTCCTGTTCAAGAAATACACGCTATTCAGCTCGACGATAGCATGACCAGAATTTCTTGAATAGAGGCCGTTAGTAACCTCCGTCTTCACTGCATTTTTATCTGAATCGTACACACCCGCTTTGATCATATCCTGGTGATCTGTGTCTACTTTTACCCTAAATTTAGGCTCCCTATCTGGGGACTGTTTAACATTTGAATTAAACATGGGAATAAGGTCTTCTTTGGACATATGACTACCAAAAATCTTTTCACTTTGATTTACTACTGATTCTATGATCTTATCCTCAATACCCCTAATACCTTCGTAAAATGACTTAATATAACTATCATCTTCATCATGTCCCTTCAACGCAAAATCGATATTATACTTTGTAGGTCCCACCTCGGGTGTAAATCCCGAAACACCAAATGGCATATACAATCTAGGAAACTGAATACGTAGGGGTGTTCCCTGTTTTGTTGAGAGAACTACCTTCCTATTGTTATATTCTGCGATTTCAAGATTGTTGATAGCTTCATTAATTTTCGCCATATATTTCTATTTATAAGTGTATGCTAAACTTTAAGCTGAACACGCCACACAATCCGGTTCCAAACTAAATTGGATTGGACGGGATTTTGCCTTTGATCGTAGATAATACATACCCGTTTTCAAACCCGACTTCCATGCATACATATGCATGGATGAGAGTTTAGACATAGTGGGACTCTCTATGAATAGATTCATAGATTGTGATTGGTCAATGAACCGACCACGATCCGCAGCCATGTCGATAATACATTTTTGACTAATTTCCCATACGGTTTTATATAATTTTTTGATCGCATCAGGAATATCTACGATGTTTTGGATAGAACCACCAGCCTTCACCATAAGATCTTTCATCTCTTTAGACCAGAGTCCAGCCTTCTTCAGATCTTCTACGAGATGTTTGTTCACTACAACAAATTCACCTGCGAGTGTGCGTCGTAGATAGATGTTTGTAGTGTACGGTTCAAAACATTCATTGTTACCTAGAATCTGTGCGGTAGAAGCTGTGGGCATAGGTGCCATGAGAAGACTGTTCCTGAGTCCCTTGCTCTTAATACGCTCAGCCATTTCGACCCAGTCGTATCTGAATGGGTACTTGGCTTCACCATCCCACATAGATGGCTGGAGAATACCTTGAGAAGCTGGGGAACCCTGGAATGTTTCATACGAACCATCAATTTCTGCCAGTTCTGAACTCGCTTCGAGAGATGCATGGTACATAGTCTCGAAAATCTGTGCGTTCATCAATCTAGCCTCTTCACAATCAAATTCGATACCGCAAAGAATGAAGACATCCGCGAGACCCTGTACCCCTAGACCAATGGGGCGATGTCTCATGTTAGACCTCTTCGCCGTTTCTACTGGATAGAAGTTTCTATCTATGACGCGGTTCAGGTTTTTAGTGACAATTTTTACATTTTCGTGGAGTTTATCAAAATCAAATGTTTTCGTTTCCTTGTTTACATACTTGGGGAGAGCGACAGATGCCAGGTTACAAACCGAAGTCTCATCCTTATCCGTGTACTCAATAATCTCTGTGCACAGGTTAGAACTCTTAATCACACCTAAGTTCTTTTGGTTACTCTTCTTATTACATGCATCCTTGTAAAGCATGTACGGTGTACCGGTCTCAGTCTGAGACTTGAGAATCGCTTTCCATATTTCAGATGCTGGGACAGTTGAATTGGCGAGACCTTCCTCTTCATATTTAGTGTACAGTGCTTCAAACTCATCACCGTACACATCGGATAGACCCTTGGCCTTATCAGGACAGAAGAGTGACCAATCACCACCCTCTTCAACCCTTTTCATAAATAAGTCGGGAATCCAGAGACCGGAGAAGAGGTCTCTGCACCGAGCTTCCTCATCACCTTGATTGAGACGGAGTTCCAAGAAATCCATTATGTCTGCATGCCATGGCTCAATATACACAGCAATAGACCCTTTACGGCGCCCTGCTTGATTTACATATCGAGCTGTCGCATTGAAAACGCGCAACATGGGTATGATTCCATCTGATTGGCCGTTTGTTCCCTTAATTCTCGATTTATTCCCACGAATGTCGTGTATGTGCATCCCGATACCACCCGCCCATTTACTGATTTGGGCACATTCGGTGAGTGTACCATAAATACCGTCGATAGAATCACCCTTATTGGCGATCAGAAAGCAGGAAGACATTTGAGGCCTGGGTGTACCCGCGTTAAACAGTGTAGGTGTGGCGTGGATGAAAAACCCTCGAGACATCATATCATATGTTTCTAGTACAGCCGGAATATCCTTACCGTGAATACCGATAGAAACTCTCATAAATAGGTATTGTGGTGTCTCTACCAACTTTCCATCAACCCTCTGAAGATATCCTTTTTCTAATGTTTTCAGACCAAAATATCCAAATTCAAAATCACGGTCACTTTTGATATATTCTTTGACTTTCTGTGCAACTTCAACAACTTCATCTGTAATAATATCAGCCTTGTGAAGTTTTCTCATGGCGAGATGGAAGTTATTGGGACACACCTTTTGGATGTTACTCGCAATAATACGAGTGGCGAGAATTTCATAGTCAGGGTCTGAAGTAATCATCCCGATACAAATTTCAGCTGAGAGTGTATCAATTTCTTGAGCTGTGATATTATCGTACATAGACGAAAAAACTTGTTGCGCAACCTTAGACGAATCGCAATTTCCTGATAGATCATACGTTAAATTCTTGATCCTATTGGTGACATTATCAAATTTCATATCCTCAATACGACCTGAGCGTTTAATAACTCTCATATATCTATTGTTCACTTTTAACTTTTAACTTACTTCTTACACTCAAGATCTTTACTTCTAACAGAAACCGTTCCAGCCACTTCCATTTTGCGGTTAGGTTGAAGAAGATACGTGTTTACGAAAAATGGGCCAGTCTCACCTGCCTTAGCAACTGGTGCATACGAACCAACGAAGCATGCTGGGGGTTTGCAATTGATTTTAGATTCCTTATTTAAGGTGGGATGTTGGGCATATGCCTCATCGAAGTCAGACATGTGCAGCATTTACTATTTACATATAATTTTTTTCGGCGAGTATATTAAATGAGTTACCTCAATTCCCTCAAACAAACCAAGACTCCACTGAACTCACTCTTTTTTTCTGAGTTCAATACTGAAATGCTTCAGCGTGGGATTCGTCAGGGCTTCAAAAATAAGACTGGTATAGCCATAGATTATCAAAATCCCGACGATTTGTACAGTCTCATGCGTGTTGTATTTATCAACAACTCCGGTGATCACAACGTGGAAGTTAAGAAGCAGGTCGCGTACATGAATGCTCGCGTCATTGATATGGCGATGGGCCAGATCCAGACTGGTGTATCCCAATACATCGCTTACACTAAGGAAATAGATACAACCAGGACCCTACTGGATCGCCCAGTCAATACCAGTACCACTGGAAATAAATTGGACAAGAATACAAAAATAGGTATCAACTAGTTTAAAGTTATACCACGATGGTACATTAAGTATGAGTCTTAACTACTATAAAACAGAAACCGAAAAGGTGTGTAGATCAAAGGGGTGGGATCGTGCTCCTATTGATACAGTGTGGCTTCTATTAACGGAAGAGTTTGGTGAATTGGCATCGGCTATTCGTCAACACAAAAGAACTTTTAAAAAAACAAATCTCAAAAAGGAACGGGGTACTGACATCATGATGGAAATGGGTGATGTATTCAGTTATCTCTTTCAGCTTGCACATATGTTAAATGTGGACCTAGATAAGATGTGGTGTGAGCACAAAATTAAAATGAGAGATAAGAAATATAATCTAAACTAATAACAAAGTATGAGTTCATATATGCTCAACGATGAAGACGCAATTAATGACGTTAATCCATTTGTCACACACGATTTCTCCCTTCCAGGAGGTGTACGACAGATGAGTGAGTTTGAAAATTTCTCAGAACTAAAGAAAACTATATCTAAACCGGTCTCTGTAGATGACCGTAGTGTATTTTGTGAATTTGGGTTGTGTGATGACCAATTAAAGCCCGTAGTCCGCGAAGGGGTTATTCACCCAAAAAGGAATATAGATACTGGTTTCACTTGCCCATCCAAAAAGGAGAATGTTGTCAAAAAACGGAGAAGGCCCTATTTCGGTATGTTTCTCTGTATGTTAGTTATATTTCTGCTTGTATCATATTCAAGACGTTAATGAAGTAGTCTAGACGACCAGGGTTTGTACACTCCTGAATTATATCAGCTAAGTATTTTTTACAAAACTTCCTCATAAAATCCACTTGCCAAGCACTGTTCATATTGATAATCGGTGGCTGGAATGTGGGATCCAATATTTTACTCGAATGTGCGAGACGAATACAGTCATAGTCTTTTGTCAATAGCGTTTCGAGAGTGAGTTCGGCGATTTTCTGCTGGACTTCAACAGTTCTCTTCACCATTGTGTCCATAAACTTCATGTATGAAATACTCCTCTCATTGCAATTTATTTTGGTCCAATCACCGTTAGGTTCTGTATACATGTAATCGACATATGTATCGTATTTATTATCCCTCTTTATAAAACGATCATATACAAGTTCTATGTAATTCATGTTAGAATCTACATCATAAACTGATGTCGCACTCTTAATGTAGCAAGTCATGTGAATATAAAGTGAATCTACTCTTTAAACACCTAAGTGGGGTACATGGAGCATGTAAAGTATGCTCCAAATACAATATGTATTCATCTATCGCAAACAACAGTTTTTCTTATCTCTTGACACTGGATGAGTTTCGCAGAGCTTTACCAAGTGACTTGATGCCTTCATGGATAAAGATTACGACGATTACCATGATATCGAGTTTTGTCCAAAAGATTAACATCAAGAGACTTCGTTCCATTTTTGAGGACATTGGTTCTTACACCATGAAACGATCAGGGTCGGGTAACGACGGAGGGTTTCACTGGAAACTGAAACCGACAACATTTTACAATCAGGTTACATTGACATATCACGACAGTTACAGTACTAAATCTGTAAAAGTGTTCCCCAATGGGAGTATTCAAGTCGCTGGCTGCTGTGATCTCTTTGACTGCAAGCGCATCATTACACAGCTTACATACATTTTCAAGACTTTTCTTGATATAGACCACGATATCCCAGAAGACTCATTTCGTGTCGTGATGATAAATTCAAATTTCAGTTTAAATCATAACGTGAATCTTCATGTGGTTTCTAACTGGTTTGAAGAGTACTCAGACATTTTCAAGGTGTCATTTGAACCAGATCGTTATTCCGCTGTCAAGATCAAGTTCAAACCAGCGAATGATATGAAGGAAATTACTTGCAGTATCTTCAGTACCGGTAAAATTATCATCACTGGTGCAGAGACTCTGAAAGAAATTGCATTCGCCTATAACATTGTTAATCAGCATATCAATGAAAATCCTGATATACGTGTATCCCGGACACAAGAAACGGATGTATTTGACATATATCTCGGTTACAGATGTGACCCTTTTGTGGATCTTCTCAAGAAAAAAGGTTTCAAATCGTGGATACAGACAATCAACAACCGACGAATTAATTTCTAATTTTATAGTAACAATATGTCTCAACGACTTGGAATGGCCGATGGACGATGCTTCACTGTGAACTCTTCAGCCCAGTTGTTCAACAACTATGTCATGAAGCAGAACAACATTACCTACGAGGATAATTACTCTTACCGCCAACTTCTTCAGAAGTCTGGTCCCGAACTTTTCAACAAAATACAAGCGGCTAACCAGGGTACTGGCCCATGTGTAGACTGCAACCAACCTCTTGTTAATACCTCTAAAATTTATTAATTTATATGAGCTAAATTACGAAAAATACTTTACTACCCTACTGTAGAATGCCCATATGTGCTATATGTCTCGGTGAAGTCCGATCGACGAGGTCAAATCCTCCGATCAGATGTGGACATATATTTCATCCCCACTGTCTACAGTCATGGAAAAACCAAGGTAAGAACACGTGCCCCACATGTAGAAAAGTGTTTGACGCATCTCAGTTTAGTATTATAGTTACGATTCAGAACAATCACACAGCAGCCGCAAACTCTGTGTCATTGAATGAAGAATCTATATTTGATGTATTAGATCTATTTGATATCAATTTTGATGTTGAAAATCAACCTGACCTAGACAGTATTCTTGCCGATCTTGGGATGGGTCTTTCCGACTTTGATCCCTCTGTTTTTGACACAGAATGACCCACAGTACAGTTTATAATTCAATGATGAATAATCCCTCGAAGATTTTCGTGGATCCTTGATCATTTTACCCCGAGCATCTTTCAGGAGAGGACCCGTAGCCCAGCCACGCTTATGACTAAATACATTGGCACGAAAAACGATACGTTTGCCAACCTTGAAAGTTCCAGCCTTTTGAATTCGGGAGATGGGAATTTTGAAGAACTTTGCCACTGAAGTAACAGTGTCACCTATTTTGATCTTATACTCGATGACACCATGTTGCTTATAGAAATGGAAGTCACCATGTCGAATATAATTTGTCGGTCTCCCAGGTGAGACGAACATCATAACTTTGTAATACCCCTTTTTACACTTTTCATTTGCTCGGGCTTTATAAACCTTTTTCGGGTTATCAGAAATAACGCGGTCTGACAAACCCTTACATGAGGTGTAGTTGTGACCTTTATTAGAAAGTCCTGACCGATCACCTGGAATAGACTTTTGCCACCTATATGCTTCATAATCCCCCACAGCATAGGCGTAGCAATTATTGCTCCCGACACCTTTTGGAGTAGACCATTTCCTATCTGAAAATGTTGGTTCTGAACCACTCAGGGGGAGACTGGTCATCTTAGTATATATTTAGAAAAAAAATATCGACATGTAATAAATGATTAAAGACGTTGTAAATTCCGAGACTCGCACTGACATGGTCAGAGAGCTTTTGTTGTACACCTTGGCCCTTCTTATCACCACCTTCTTGATCCGTCTTCTTTGGAACCGGTCTCTCGTGAAACATATAACTATACTCAAACCTATTAACACTCTTTCGGAAGCATTTGTCCTCTCTATCGCCCTTAGCGTTGTACGAGGCCTTTAAAATTCAGTGTACCCGATACTCACTTGACCCTCAGGGTGAACCATATAAGGAAATCCCGCAATACCATCACACGATTCCTGGTTACAATTGATAAAGACATAGTGTCTCTTCGTATTATTTAAATACTCCAACTGTTGACGAGTCCATTTACACCCCGTGGTCCCGTAAACCGTCCATTTTCTAATCCCTTGCACCTTCTGATCAAAAAGCTTCTTTTTCCCCGTCTGACAGAGAATGTACATGTTCGCAATGATGAGTATTACGATCAGTAACATTTTTATAATATGCATATATTATTTATTATCTAGCAATCCCCGGTCTCTTCTTGGGTACCACCCCAGTTTTCATCGCAGCAACTGCACGTGCATACGCTTTAGCCTTATTTACTGGTGTCTTTG